TATCCTTCAAAAGTTTTTCTAACTTTTTTAGTATCATTATAAATTACTGGCGTATTACATTTCTTGCAGAAATCACCAACATTATCAATTTTTCTTTTTTTCATATTATTTATTGTTAATTAAACGCAAAAATCGCACAAAATAATTTCCCTAATTAACCTATAAGCGTAACATCCCGTAATTTTAGAATCTATCAGTAAGAATTTCAGTACAAGTTCTTATAATTTTAGAATCTGTTAGTACAAGTTCTTATAATTTTAGAATCTGTTAGTACAAGTTCCTATAATTCTTAATATCATTATGTGTGTGTTTAGAAAAGCTTGGAAGTATCAGAGATCGTGTATTTTCTCTTTTTTGGTGGAAATTGACTGGCAAGAAGTCTCCATAAAGCCTGTCTTCTTACTATAATATAGTTATTCTATATTGTGTGATTTCAGAAAATAATTTGTGCGTTTTCTGAAATTAAGTAGAAGTATCAAACCTTTTAGCAATTCCTGTTGTTCCGTTTTGTCTCGGCAGGATATTATCAAGTTCTCCTCAGGGTTCTTACGAACCTCCGTTAGATGCGACCACGTTGATGTGGACATGAGATACAGCTATGCCATAACTTGAATTAGCTTAATGACATAGATAGTCTGTTGGTTTAAATTGCATTTCTTAAGGTAAAAAGTGTGTTTCTTTGACATGGCGAACACATTATTAGCCGTGTTCTAGCAACTCCATGATAGCATCCTAGCATTTCTGCCAGCTGGTGATTCCATTTACTGCTATCACCCATCCCTAGAATTTAATAAAAGCATCCAACAGGTGGCTTCTAGGGTTCGCCTACCAATCCTGTCAGTTTAATTGTATTGTTAGAACTTTCATTCTAAAAGTTAATTACAACTATAATCAACTTTCAAAATAAAAAAAACTTCTTTCAAACACTGGCGACGAAACGATGTTCTACGACAAACATCCAATCGCTTTTGGCGAATGTAATCGCCAATGGTTGAAAAAAGTCTTTTTGTCGTAGCAGTTGTGTTTCGTTTCATTATTATTAGTTTAATTCATTTTGATTATCTTGTCAAGCTTTGCATCTCCTGAAAGATTTGAACTTCCATCTTCGGTTTTGGAGACCGATGTTCTACCAGTTGAACTAATGAGATATATCCGCTCTGACAGAGCGGACACATTGGAAACACCAATGAGGAAAATATTATTATCAGTATAGCAGATTAAAAAATCGTGTCAAGGGGGTACTTATCCACAGGCAATTTTAAGGGGGTTTTTATTTTATATTCTATGGGTGTAGAAAAAGAAAGTATTTTATTATGGCTAATCTTAGCGATACTTGGGGCTATTGACAAGGTTCTTATATTTGCTATAATAGGACTATAATAATTAAACTACTAGGAAGGACAACAACATGGAAGACAAAGTATTTAGAATCTTTCTTTCAGAAGAGCTTCGCAAAAAGTTAAAATTAATTTGCGTTCGTCAGAATATCTCTATGAACGAAAAAATTGTGGAAGCAATTAAACAAATTGTAAAAAATGAAAAATAATTAATCTAACTTAGAAAGGAAACATCATGGAAAATTTTAATGAGGAATGCTATCAGTATTCCGAAGAGCAAGAAAATGAAGATTTAACATCAGCAGAAAAGGGATTTGAACCCCTAGAAACAGTGTAACTAATAATAAGCTTATGACTATACCGTATTTAACAAAATTTATAAAATACGTAAAAATGAGTTGGACAATTGCTATGTACGAATCTGATCTTCAGATTAAAAAGAATCCAAACGCTAGTATATCTGAAACAATTGCTGCTGGCAAGAAAGATTTAAAAAAACATTTGCCTTGTATTGATAAACATAAATCTTTCAAGTTGACAAGAAAGGAAATGAAGAAACACTTACAAAAAATCCAAAGAGATGAATTAATGGCTGAAATAAATAGAGAAATGTACAGGTCTTTGTTAAGAATAAATAAACAGCTATGTACGCTAGAGGAAGAATATCTTTCTGAAAAAGGAAAAGGAGACAAGGAACTAAAAATCAATGTTAATTATTGTTTCCTTAATGGTGAATTAGTTGCTACTCTAAAATATTTATCTTGTATGGAATATCCTATTGATTTCAGAGAAAAACGATTAGGAGCTAGAGTTGCTGGAGTAAGCGTTGGAGGAGAAGACGGAGTAATATCTCAATATGACCCAAAAGTAAATTGTTTTCAACTAATGAAGCAAACAAAAGAAGAAATAGAAAAAAAGAAAGAACACAACAAGAAGGATAAAAGATGGGATGATTATAGATTCGCTAATAGATTAAACTTAAAATAATATGAAAAATAACAAATGGGCAAAAGCTCATCCAGAAGAAGCTAACAAAGTTGTTAAGAAAATTATCAAACAACAAATGGAAATAAAAAAGGAGCTTCAATCCAAAAGAATAAATGAAGTAATTAGCAAAGGAGTAATTAATAGAAAAGAAGAAAGGAGAAAAAAATAAATGAGAACTTTAATTTGTGGTTATGGTGAAGTTGGAAAGTCCTTACAAAAAGTATTAAAATCTTATCCAATTTCCATAGTTGATAAAAATAGGACTTTGGATCAAGCGGCTGGCTCAACAGATATTGAAATTATGCATATTGTTTTCCCTTATTCTGATAAGTTTATAGAACAAGTGAAAGAATATCAAGAAAAGTATAAACCAAATTTCACAGTCATTCACTCAACAGTTCCTGTTGGAACTTCAAGAAAAGTAAATGCCATCCATAGTCCTGTTGTCGGAATCCATCCACACTTAGAAGAATCACTGAAAACTTTTACTAAGTTTCTTGGTGGCGAACAGGCAAGCGAAGTAGCGGACTACTTTAGAAGGGCAGGAATGAAAGTTTATCTCTTTGATAAGCCCGAAACGACAGAACTGATGAAAATATCCCAAACTACTTTCTATGCGGCGATGATAGAATATGTGAAGATGCTGAAAAGGGAATGCGATAAGCACGGATTATCTTTTTCAGAAGTTTATACCATTCCTTCTGCGGACTATAACAAAGGATATGAAAAGCTGGGATTTCCAGAATATAAGATGCCGCTGCTTATCCCGATGATGAAGAAACAAGGAGGACATTGTACGCTTCCTAATCTGGAATTTTGGGATAATGAATTTGTTGAATTGATAAAAAATGAAAATGATTGACTTGTTAAATTAGAAATATGACTTACCAGAAGATTTGTATGAAATGTCAAATGAAGAAAAATGAAGATGAGTTCACTACTGATAACCATAGAAAAGACAGAAAGAATAAATACTGTAAAGATTGCGTTAGAATAATAAATAAAGAATATAGGAAAAAGAACTTGGAATTTTGTCTGAAACAGAATAGGGATTATTACTGGGATCATCGGGAAGAAATGATGGCTAAAACAGAGAAATGGCAAAAGGAAAACGCCGAACGCCTTAAACTTTATCGCAGAAATTATTACCTTGAAAACAGAGAACGAATTAATACCTACGCTAGGGACTATTACAAGCAAATGAAAATGAAAGAACTAAGCAGAATCTACGCTTAGCAGACAGACAAAAGCAGCATCATTGCTCGGCTTAAATCAAATGAAGATGAAAATAAGGAATAAAAAAACAATGTTTTTATTCGCATTATACATTTGATTTATGGCTACAGATTTTGACGATGACAGAAACAAAGGATTGATAGCAGAAAACATTTTTGAGAATGATTATCTTAACTTCTTTAACATTCCGTTCAAAGATGTTTCTAAAAATCCAGCATATCAGAAAAAAGACATTGATTATGTTGTTGCTGGAGGGAAAGGATATGAAGTTAAAAATAATTATAAGGATGACGAGAAACTATTCATTGAAGACTACGCTGACTACAATGAAGAACTTGGCATAAAAAAAGAAGGATGGTGGTATAAATCTGAAGCGAACTGGATTGTATTTGTTTCAGATGAAACCCGAACGATGATATTTCTTAAAAGAACTAAACAGCTTTATGACAGATACGAAGAAATTAAAGAAAATTATCAACTGCATAGTAATACAACATCTTACAGAAATGATTCTGACAGCACTTGGCAATCAGCGTTTAGAGTAGTTCCTTTATCTGAATTTGAAGGATTCTATTCCTTTCATTGGAAGTCAGCTAAAAAAGAACCTGAAGAAATAATAAGCGACGATCCAGTTCCCGCAAACGCCCCCTTAATATCAAAGGAGGATAGTGAAGTACTTCTTAATTTAATCTAGGAAGGATAAACTTATGGAAATAAATAAAATAAAGATAAGAAAAAGATTTAGGAAAGACATCGGCGAACTAGAAACACTTAAAAATTCTATTAAAGAAATCGGGCTTTTACAACCGATAGTCGTTGACGAGAAAAATAATTTAATCGCTGGACAAAGAAGGTTGCTGGCTTGTAAAGAACTTGGCTGGAAAGAAATTGATGTAAATGTTGTTAAAATTAATGACATCCTAAAAGGAGAATATGATGAAAATGTTGTTAGGAAACAATTTCTTCCTACAGAAATGATAGCAATTAAGAAAGCTATTGAACCCTTGAAAAAGAAAGAAGCAGAAAAGAGAATGAAAATTGGCAGACCCTCGTCCAATTTGGACAAGGGTAGGACAGATGAAAAGATAGCCAAAGGATTTGACATAGGAAGAACAACATTATTGAATGCAGAAAAAGTTATAGATTTTGGAGATAAGGAACTAATTGAGAAAATGGATGAAACTGGAAATGTTAATGATGCTTATCAAGAAGTAAAAAGAAGGGAAAAGTTAAAAGCAGTGGAAGAAAAAGCTAAAGAGTTTAAAGGACGAAAACAGAAAGATAGTTTCACAGATATTTATGCTACCAAGAATAAATACAATATTATTCTGGCAGATCCAGCTTGGTCTTATTTCACTGGCGGAAGAAAGAATCAATCGCTTCATTACAAAGGAATGACGATAGAAGAAATCTGTGAAGTTCCAGTCAAGAATATCGCTGATGAAAACTGTATTTTATTTCTTTGGGTGACTTTTCCTATTCTGGATAAAGCGTTTGAAGTAATAAAAGCGTGGGGTTTTACCTATTCTACCTGTGGGTTTAACTGGATTAAGAAAAATAAGAATAAGGACAGCCACTTCTTAGGATTGGGAAGCTGGACTAGAAGCAATTCAGAACTTTGTTTGATAGCCACTAAAGGCAAAACAGAAAGAATAGACAGGTCTGTTTCACAGGTAATAGAAGCGCCGATTGAAGAACATTCTAAGAAGCCAGACATTGTTCGTGAAAAAATAGTCCAGTTGGTCGGCAAACTTCCACGAATAGAATTATTTAGCAGACAGCCAGTGAAGGGTTGGGATAACTGGGGGTTGGACAATAATTTAACTAACTAGAAAGGAACTAAAATGACTATTTATAAGAAGGCAATATTTGCTTTGGATTTTGTCGGTACAATTGCTTTTATGGGAATTGTCGGATGGATTGTATTTAATCTGTAATCCTTGACATTTTAGACCGAACAGCAAGCGTTTTTAGGAGCTGTAATAGTAAAGCCGACAATGATACCTAAATGAAAAATAAACCCCGCTAGCGAAGCCGTGTGAACGCTAGCGGGGTGTGGGGGAAGAAAACTTAACCTTTAATAATAAATATATGGGAATTATCTTAATAATAGTTCTAATACTAATCGCTTACAAAATAGATAATTATATGGAAGCAATGAAATGGAAAGATATTTCTTCTGATTATGATTATGAAGGAATAACAGATGCTGATGAAATGCAGGCAATCTATGACGCTAAACATAATATAGATAATTAAAATCTATAATTATTCTTTTTTTCTTGTAAGCATTTCATATCCAGCAGTAAGTGTTTTTAATGTTTCATAATAATATGCTTGTTTTATCGGCGGAAGAGTTTCAAAATATTTAACTATCTTAGAAATACCGCTCAAAAACATAGGTGTATCCATAGCTCTAAGTCCAAGTGCTGCAAAAATTCCACTTGGACCACTTCCACTTAAATACATACCACCCGCTAAAATGTCTGTAAGACCAATAGGACTTTTACTTTCAGCTTTACTCATTGCTTTTTCTATAGCATCACGCGCTCCTATTAAAATACCTTCTCTTGTATTTTCATTCTTTACTCCAGGAGCTAGAATTTCTAGCTGTTTTTTTATTTCTCTAGCTAATATTTTTTGAGCTTCTTTCTTTGCAGGTATTTCTAAAAATCCTTTATTATAACTACTACTTGTCATTTTATACAATGCCTTTTTAAGTTCTTGTGCTATTGCTGCAGTCATAGCTGCATATGGTTTAATATCAGCAATTATTTTTTCAACAGCTTTGACAGAAGCAGCTTCTCCTGGAATTTTAGCATAAGATGCCTTTAATTCTTCTAATGATTTAACCATCTCTTTTATATTAGCATATTTTGTTATTGTTATAGGAGCTTCTTGCCAAGGGACTTTAACATCTTTTTGTGTTGCTAACATTTTATCTATCAATTTATTAGATGCTATTATCTTGCTTGAAAGTTTATCATATATTTCTCCTCTGCTTTTTCCCACTATTTCAAGTTTAGATATGTCTTTTGCTAATTCAGGGGCTTTTTGAATTTCAGCTGGAGATCTTTTTAATATCTTTTCCCATGCCCAGCTTGGAATATCTTTAATTTTTGTTTTAACTGGAGAAATTATTTTAAGAATGCCTGCTTTGGTTATAGCTCCACCAAGAGGAAATGCAGCACCAAGCATAGCAGCCTCTTTAGCTTCTTTTCCTATTTCTCCTTCTTGAACTGCGACCACGCCGCCAAATTTAGCGCCTTCTCTAGCCATCCTTGAAACTACTGGAGCTGATTTAATAATGGCTTTTTCAACAATCGCTGGCTTTTTTAATTTGTTAAGAATTTTAATTCCAGCAGCAATGCCTTTGCTTTTTCCAACTGGAGTAGGAGCAAAAAACTCAGCAAGCTGTTCGCCACCTTTGCCAATCTTTTCCCACTTTCCTTTAGCTTCTAAGCTACCACTTTCTTCTACCTTCTGTCTGATTGTTTTTTGGAACGCTTCTGGAGCTGGTTTGCCTGTAAATTTTTCAGCAAGCCATTTACCAACAGAATGAGGAAGTGAAGCCATTCCTAAGAAAGAACTAGCAACTCCTTTGGTTATACCTAATCCAATATTACCTGCTGCATCAACTGGAGCAAATCCTGTTTCTATTGTACCTTTTTCAGGAGCTGGTTCTGGACCAATCGGTTTATCATACATGACCGCTCCTTCTGGCTTATATCCCTTTGGCATATGAGGATATTTTTTTTCTTCCTTTTTCTCAGTTTTTTTCTCTGGAGCAGGTTCTTTCTTCTTACTGAAATCAACTTTATGTCTGCCACGATAAGCGCGATGTTTTACTACAAGCATTTCGCCAACTTCTCTGTCGGATTTTCCCTTGTATTCTGGATTGTCTGGAAATCTATTTTTTGCTAGATGTCCTAATTGTTCTATAGTCATAAATTTAAGCTAAACGATTAATATAAGCAAAGCCAGTCATTTTTGATACTGGAATCGTGTGTATTTTGATCTTTTTATCAAGTAACCAATTAGAATCCTTAACAGTAGCAATTCCATCTTTGATAGACAATATAAATCCACAATGACCTGTATTTTTATAAGGCATTGTAAATACCATACCAGGCGCAGGTGTTTTGATAGATTTATCCATCTTTGCCATCTTAGAAGCATATGTATCTCCTACTCCTAATTTAGCAATAGAATTTACGAATCTTCCGCACTGTCCGCCGATACTTCCTACTTTCTTTTCAGCTACTATTCCCAATGAGGCTGTAGGTGTTCCGCCCCCACCATCCTTAAAAGCTCCGCCTGCTTGTTCTACCATTCCATCAATAGAAGTTTGTCTATTCTTTCTCTTCTGATCAATTACAGCTTGACTGTCTCCAGGTTGAGGGAAATATTGTTTCTTTGCAGATTCAAATTCGCTTTCAGCAATTGCCGCACCAGATTCTTGTCTTAATACTGCATTCACAAAATTACGCATAGCTTGTTCATATACTTGTCTATCAGCTGGTTTCATCCAATTAGGAAATATTCCTTCAAGCCATTGAGTAACAGCCCATTTATCTTTCAAATCAGCTTCCATTCCAGTAATAATTTTAGAAGCATTTGTCATACGAGTAGCATAAGTAGCTGCTTTATATTGAGCATCCTTATATTTATCAGTTTTTTCTGGTTCAGCAGTTCCGTAAGTTTTTATTACAGCCCCAGTTTTTTTATTTATTAATTGGATTCTGCCATCTGGTAAAGTTATCGCTTGAGTATCAATATCTCCATTTAATCCTTCAACTGGTAAAGCATAAATACTACCATCTGGGAAAGTAATATAATTTTCCACTGGCAATCCTACTGTTTCTTCTTCGGTAATTGGAACAAATCCTTCTAACAATAAATCTTTATGGAATTTTAGCATATCCATTAAGTTATCTTTTTCATCCTTGCTTATATCTCCTTGAATTTCCAATGCTTTAATTTCAAGTTCAGCTGCTGCATAAGCATCATCAGCAGATTCTTTCGCTAAGTCATGAGCGCGATCCCAGTTGCCTTGAGCGATAGCTTCTCTAATTTCAAGGTTAGCCATTTCAGCGATTCTTCTGCTTTCTGACCTTCCCAATTCAGCATTGATAGCAGACATTGGAGCTATTCTGTTTTTAATTCTTGCTGTTTCTTTTTCCCAGTATTCTTTTCTGTCTTGAATTAAGTTCTGAATATCAGTTATCTTTTGAGATTTTTCTTCCATCCCTAATTCTTCTGCAGCAGTTTTATATGCTGTTTTTTTAATTCCAAACAATTCTCTAATCTTATCAACCATTGTCTGCATAAAAGTTTTCTGTTCATCATCTGCATCTGGAATGATAGCATCAGCATCTTCAGTTTTGGAAACTCCTGTTTCATCAGTTGGTTCAACCAAAGAGACATCTGGATATTCAGATTTTCCTACAGAATTCCACCAATCGTTTAACCATTTATTGGCTTCCGTTCCAGCTTCCAGTGGGTCTTGTCCAGGAAATAGTCTTGCAACTTCCTTTTGAAGGTCTTCCCTTGAATTATAAATATCAATTAAACTTTGGTCTCCTGTTACTACTTCTCCTGTTACTTTTTCTTCTGTTACTACTTCACCAGCAACTTCTGCCTCTGCTTCACTTTCAGCACGACCTGTAGAATTCCACCAGTCGTTTAACCAAGTGTTAGCTTCAGTCCCTTGTTGAAACGGATCTTGACCAGGAAAAGCTTCTTCAATAGCTGCTTTTACATCTGGTCGTTTATTATAATAATCTATAACTGGTTCACCAGTAACAACTGCCTCTTCTTCTGTAATTGGAATTTGTTCAGCCATTTCCACACGACCTGTCCGATTCCACCAGTCGTTTAGCCATTTATTCGCCTCTGACCCTTGTCTAAATGGGTCTTGACCTGGAAACGCTCTAGCGATAGCAGCTTGAACATCTGGTCGTTTGTTATAAGCATCAATAACAGGATTACCAGTTATTACTGGTTCAGCATCAGTAGTTCCTTCCGTTGCCCATCTGTAATCTTCCCAATCCTTATCAGTCCATCGTGATTCTGGTTTTGTTTTTATTAAGGTTTCAATATTCCTTCGTTGTTCAGCAGTAAGCCCTTCCCTAAACGATGGTATTTCGCCAACGCCTTCAATCCCAAACCTTTCACCAAGTCCAGCTAATTCGCTAACAGAAACTTTTGGTTCTGGTTCTTCTGGAGCAAGAGTGTCTAAAAATCCTTTTTTAGGAATTACGGTAACTGGAACTTTATTTCCATCACCTAAGTCAATCTTGCCTCTGTCAGGAACTGGGACTGAAATCCCTAGTTTTCTTGCTTGTTCAGCAGTAATTTCCCCTACAATTCCTGACTGTGAAGAAGTTCCAAATTTTTGAGCATAACTTTCAGCAGTTTCTTTTCTGCCACCTTTTCCAATTGTATAAACATCCTTAGTCCCTTTAATCCTAACCGCGCCATAAACGCCCTGACCAGTCAATCCTCTTTGTTCAAAGATTGGAGCTGGTTTCCATCCTTCACCAAATACTTTTCTTATTGAAGCATATTCTGAAGGTTCTTTTACTTCTGGCATTGCCACTGGCTGAACTGGTGCTACTGGCTTTACTACTGGAACTGGTTTAGGAAGTGTTGGCTTAGCGACAGGTGCTGGCTTAGCGACTGATCCCGAATAACTTGGAACATAATTCCAACCGCCTGACATTTCAGCTATTTGTTTGCTTCTTTCAGCAGTAAGCCACTTACCCGTTTGAATGTCAATCACTTCTTGACCCGTTTTCTGATAACGAGCAGCTGAAGTTTTCGGCGCTGGTGCTGGTTTAGGTGCTGGTTTAGGTGCTGGTCTTGCTACTGGCTTTGGTCTTGCTACTGGCGCTGGTCTTGGACGAGGTTTAGGTTTTGTTGCTGACGGTTTTTTATAACTAGAATAATCAGGTACGCTAGCAAGACCGCCCATGTGTCTAGCGCGGTTTGCCGAACCAATTTCATTTAGCCAAGTTTCTTTTCCATCCCGAATCCTGACTATTCTTTTTCCTCTTTTGTAATAACTTGTTGCCATAATTGTATGTTAGTTGATAATTTAAAGATATTTTAGTTTAGGTTTCTTAATATAAATTTTTGGAAGCTCTTTTAGTTCTGGTAATGCTTCAACTAATTTAGAATTCTTTTCGTATCCTTGTCTCATCATCTTTACCTTTTTTCCTTTTTCCTTCTTTTCTTTATTTATCTTCTTTATTTTAGCTATAATCTTAGATAATTTTTTATTATTTTCTTTTGTTTTCTCTAATTCTTTCATACTATCTTTCACTAATTTTATTTGATGTTTTTCCCAACTATCTTTAGGAATATCTTTAGTATAAATAAATTTTTTACCAGTTAATTTTTCTATTGCTTTTATAGCTCCATACATATCAACATTTATTTCTTTTCCAAGATAAGAATTTTTAGAATAAAATGACCAGGGATATTCATAACTAGAATTAGGTTCAAACAATGTAAAATTATGAGGAGACAGAGTTGTTATATTTCCAGCTTCGTCTCTTACTTTTAATTCTGAACTAGACGAAACATCTTCTGCATATAATTGAACGCTGTTGGCTGGACTGGAAGTAGGAACAGTTCCATTTGCTATACTAAAAACATTAGCCGCTGAAGTTCCAAAAGTTCCAGTTCCTACTCCTAGGTTTCCTCTAATTGCTACAAATGCTCCTGATCCAAAATAACCGCCAATAAGAGGAGCTGATGTATTTGTATTTGCTATGTAAAGATGCTGACTTCCTGTTTCATTATATCCAGCAGAAGCTCCAATAAAAACATTTCCAGCTCCAGTATCATTTGAATATCCTGCAGTTACTCCTATTGCAGTATTACTATACCCCGAACCATCAGACTCCAAAGCACTTCCTCCGACTCCAACATTATTACTTCCTGTGCAATACTCTAAAGCTGCATCTCCTATTGCAGTATTATTATTTCCACTAATAAGATATTCTAAATTAGTTGTGCCTACTGCTACATTATAGTCTCCTGTAGTCAATCGTTGCATGCTTTCTCCTCCGACAGCTACATTATTAGTTCCATCAGTAAGAGAAAAAAGACTAATAGCTCCAACCGCAACATTTGAATATCCCACAGTAAGAGCTGCTAAAGTACTTTCCCCTAAAGCAGTATTTCTAAAACCATCTGTTATTTCTCCTAAAGCATCATGACCAAAAGCTACATTATAAATGTTATACATACCATCTTTTCCAGCACCTTGTCCTACAAAAGTATTAGTAGTTGCACAAAGCATAACTGGAACATCATCAACAATAATTTTACCAAAGGTAGTATTTTCTCTTGAATCTGCTGAATATCCAGTCAAACTAGCATCTGCCGTATTATCTGTATAAGTAGTAGTTGTATTATCTGCTATTGTTGTAAGTAAATAATAACTACTTCCGCCTGCTTTTGTCCTATAAATCTTTCTTGAAGTAACCGAACTTGAAGAACTTGTAGGAATGTTTGTTAAAGCATTTTGTTTATGTGTTGCGTCATTAGTAACCGTATTTGAAACTGCTCCTAATTCTGTTTCACCAGTTTCATTAACATAAGTTACTTTGTAACTATGAGTTCCTGCGTCCACATTTCCGACATCAGTTGCCACTAAAGTAGCGGTCAAAGCAGTCGGTGCGGTTACGGAAGTAAATTTAATATCTCCGCCGTGTTCTAAAAGAATATCTGAACCATATTCTATTTTCAAAGCGTCTGCTGCGCTACATTTTAATTCTGTTCCAGCAGCCGCACTCCATTTAAAATAATCAGTAGCGTTACCCATTTCAAATTTGAACGGATCACCAGCGACAGAATCATCTATGCCAAAAATTATACCTTCAGTAGTGTCTCCAAAATCCGTCTTTCCTAACCTGATAGCAACATCTCCTGTTCCAGCAGTAACTGCCATATTTATAATTTTTGAAGTTATAGTTCCAGCGGTAAGTTTTGAAACATCTAAATCTACAATTTTAGCGTTTGTAATAATAGCGTCTGAAATGTTTGCTGTTGAAGTTACAAAAGCACTGGTCGTAAGTTCAGACGAAGTAATAGTATTTGCGGCTATATTCCCAGCGGCAATAGTATCAGCCGCTATTTCTGTTCCCGTAATCGTTTCTGCGGCTATGTTCCCTGCTACAATCGTATCAGCGGCTATTTGCGTTGTTGTAATAGTTCCCGCAAATATTTCAGAAGCGGTAATAACATTAGCTCCTATTTCATTGGCTGTGATTGTGTTAGCTGCTATTTGTGTATTGGTGATACTTGAACTTTCAATATCCCCGCCACTAATAGCAATACCTCCAATTCCGCCAAGCACCTGAAAACTTGCTTCTGTTGTTGAATTTTCCGCTACCGCTATTAAAATCTTCACATCCCCGACTGCCGACGAAGCGGTTGTAGTTGTTTGAAGAACTGTTGTTGATACTGCTATATCTAAATAAATATAAGTCCTTGCCGCCATATCTCCAGTATTTCCAGCATCTATGCTATAAGTCGTTGAACCGTCAGCCATTGTTATTGTGCCTAACGCCCAACTAACTGTGTTCAAATCTGTTGAACTGAAAACTAAATCGTGCGACCAAGATTGGTTGCCTATTTTTAATTTAGAACCTGTAATAGTATCAGAAGCAATCTTTTCACCTGTAATAGTCGTGTTGGCTATCTTTCCGCCTGTAATTGTAAGGTTAGCAATATTTCCTGCGATGATTGTTAAATTGTCTATCTGTCCGCCTATAATACCAGCTGTGTCTGAAATCTGCGTAGTTGTAATTGTAGCATTTGCTATCTGTCCGCCAGTAATTCCAGCTGAACCAGATATTTGAGTAGTCGTGATAGTAGCATTGGCTATATTTCCTGCTTCAATTGTAGCCGCTGCTATTTGCGTTCCAGTTATAGTAGCATTGGCTATATTTCCTGCTTCAACCGTAGCCGCTGCTATATTGCTTCCTGTTATTGTAGCAGCTGCTATTTGCGTTCCAGTAATCGTAGCGTTGGCTATCTGTGTTGCTGTGATAGTCGCATTTGCTATCTGTCCGCCAGTAATTCCTGCTGTTCCTGATATTTGAGTAGTCGTGATAGTAGCATTGGCTATCTGTGTGGCTGTAATCGTAGCGTTAGCTATTTGGGTTGCAGTTATAGTGGCATTAGCTATTTCTGTGGCTGTAATCGTTCCTGCCGCTATATTTCCAGCTTCAATCGTAGCGCTATCTATATTAGTTCCAGTTATAGTAGCAGCCGCTATTTGCGTTCCAGTTATAGTAGCGTTTGCTATTTCAGCCGCAGTAATGGTTTTTCCTTCAATATTTTCATTAGTAATAGTATCGTCCTTTATATCATGACCAACAATAGAAACACCGCCCTCTGATTGCATCACAGACCAATCAGTAGGCAAGATTATTTCACCCATCAAAGGGGCTTCAACTAAATTCTTCTTATAAAGAATATCTATCTTCTTAGTAGCCATAATATTGACTTAAAATTTATCGTATGTTATAATTCATTTAGATTGATTGCACCAATCTTTTATGTTATCATTCATTTATCCCGTGGATAGAGGTGCAATCTCTTGAAGCGGGATTTTTTATTATTAAATTAAGTATATGCCTAAAGGATATTCAAAACACAATCAAAGCGGATGGAAACATTCTGAAGAATCAAAAGAGAAAATAAGAGAAAAGCATTTGGGGGAAAAACATACACAAGACCATAAAGATAAAATTGGAGAAGGACTAAAAGGAAAAACTCTTGGTTCTAGAAATACACATTGGAAAGGCGATGAAGTTGGTTATCTTGGAAAACATAAAAGAATTTATAAAATGAAAGGATCTGCTAAAAATTATAAGTGCATAGATTGTAATAAATCAGCAGAAGAATGGAGTAACATAAATCATTTATATTCAGATAATCCAGATGATTACTTACCAAGATGTATTAAATGTCATAGAAAATATGACAAAAAATTAGCTACTTTAAATAGTGTCCTAGAATCTTGATGCCTCTTATCTTTACTGAGTTAGAAGTGCTGCCATTGGAATAATCATATTTAAGTTTGAAGTTCCGACATTCTTTCTTTGGATAAAAGCTTTTATGGATTTTAGTCGCTCCATCTCCAGTATGAGATATAGTTCCTATGCTTGCCGAATTAGCCACTACTAAATCTGGAAATATAGTTATATCCATCCTGGCACCTGAAGCCATCGGGAATAAGTCAACGAGTATCTCGTCAATCATGCCTCCTTTGTTGGATTTCGTAATATCAAATACTAACGAATATGCATCTGAATCAGTGTCAAGTCCAGATTCTTTCGCAAGTTGATAAGCAGTTGAACCATCACTGGAAGCTACCATCAAAGTTCCAAAAGGATTTCCCAGCCCGCCAACATTTGAAAGTCCGCCATCCATTAAATTAAATAATACTGGAGAAACTACTTTTTTATTAGCTGTTCCCCAAGAATAAACTTTACCATCCGAAATCCAGTTAAGAAAACCTTTACTCTTTGTTCTCTGATAATACAAAGGCATTGAACCATCATAACTTTCTATTTCTTGAAGCATACTGCCACTTACATACCCTAGCTTATATCCGCCATCAGAATTTTCCTCTTGATACCAAACATAAACAGTTCCATTGTCAGCCAGAATCGCTCCTAATCTTCCCTTGAAAGAAATTGTATTATGATAACTTTCACTTTCACCATCCCATAAATAAATAATCGCTTCGTTTGAATTATTGCCAGCAACAGAAGGGTGATTTACTCCGACATAATTCCAATTATTAGTATAGCAACCATCAGCAACTTCTGAACCTGCTTTCAAATCAAGTCCGAAATTCCCGTCTCCTTTATCAAGAGTAGTGCCATCAAATGAACCTACATATCTTCCGTTCCCAAACATCATCCTGTCTGCCGCATTCCAAGAAGGGTGCTTAGCGTTATTAAGCGCTGCCGCTCCAGCTGGAACGGTGCTACCCCAATCTACATCCATAGTATTTGTCGCTACTATCAGTTTTAGAATATCCCCGCCGCCAGTATAATTATAAAAACCATAAACATCTTCTTGAAAAACAATAACACTTTCACCATCTTCACCAGTTACTGCTGCTTTATCTATCGCTTTAGGATAACCAGTAGCGACTACGGAAGCTGCTTTTACTTTGTATAAAAGATTTCCACCTATAGCAAAAGCCACATCGGCAGAAGCGACTATTGGAGTGATTCCCCTAATCAATGAAGTGACAGATGCTGAATTAGCTAATTTGGTTAATCCAGAACCTTGTTTGAAACAGTTGGGATCACGCATATCAATAGAAGTCATCTTTGAAAACTGATTTTTATTTCCTATAAAAACATTGTTATTTTCTGGTTTATACCAAGCAGGGATGAATCCGCCAAACGGGGAACTTATTTCAATATAAAATTCTTCTTTTTGTGGAGGAGTTGCCATATTCGTAAATTAAATTATTTAACATTATTAGTATTTGTTGTTCTGCTTTCTTTTGTATAAGAAGTTGTTGGTTTTATTTCATTTGTAAAAGAAGTAGTAGGTTTTATTTCATTTGTAAAAGAAGTAGTAGGTTTATATTCATGACTATACATCGCAGAAGGAGAAGCACTTGAAGAAGGACTTACAGAAGCACTAGGAGAATATGAAGTAGAAGGACTCAAGGAAGTACTAGGACTTATAGAAGCAGAGGCACTTGGACTTATAGAAGCAGAAACAGAAGAGGACGGACTGATTGAAGAACTAGCCGAAGAAGATGGAGATAGGGAAGAGGAAGGACTTATAGAAGCACTTGTACTTCCTGGACTTGGACTTACTGAAGAAGAAGGAGAAATACTAGCAGAAGTTGATGTTGAAGGAGAAGTAGAAGAACTTGGAGAAATACTTGCAGAAATAGAAGCAGAAGGACTTAAAGAAGCAGAAGGACTTATAGAAGCAGAAACAGAAGAACTGGGGCTAGAAGATATTGAAGAACTTGGACTTATGGAAGCAGAAATACTTGAAGAAGGACTAGAACTAATACTAGAACTTGGAGATATAGAAGCCGAAATACTTGAAGAAGGACTTGAAGAAATTGAAGAACTTGGACTTATAGAAGCAGATGGACTTATAGAAGCTGATATAGAAGAACTAGGACTTGAAGATATAGAAGAAGAAGGACTTATACTTGCAGAAATACTAGAAGAAGGACTAGAACTAATACTTGAACTAGGACTAGAACTTATACTTGAAGAAGGACTTATACTTGCAGAAGGACTTATAGAAGGACTTTCACTTGAACTAGGACTTATAGAAGCAGAGATACTTGCACTTGGACTTATTGAAGAACTAATACTAGCACTAGGACTTGCTAGTAATACTACTGTAAAAGTTCCACTACTTGTAAAAGTATGAATTGTTTGACCTCCTGAAGTAGTAATAGTTCCACCAGTAGAATCAGTTGAAACTCCATCACTTTCATCAGTAGCATATGAGAAAATAACAATTCCAGAGCCACCATCTTCACCATTTCCATTAGCACTATCTCCTATTGCTCCATTCCCAGTATTAGCGCCACCTGCAACAGGTGTCCAGCTAGCACCTCCACCCTTTCCTCCAGCCGCATAAGTTATTGCTGAACCTGAGATTGAATTACTTGTTCCTGCTCCTCCATTCCCACCTGCAGAACTACTTCCATTACTACCAACTGCACCTGATCCACCACCTCCTCCAGCTCCATAGAAGTCACCAGCACCAGAAGCACTGCCACCATCATTTCCTTGTCCTGAAGTTCCTGAACCACCAGCATTAAAAACTCCGCCGTTATAACCACCTCCGCCACCACCAGAACCACCATCAGAACCGAGCCCAATTCCACCAGTAGTTCCTGCTACACCGCCGCCACCGCCGCCTACTGCTGTCATTGTATCAAAAACAGAATTACCACCATTTCCACCTTTTTCAGTTCTTCCAATTCCTTTAGTTCCTCCAGCACCAACAGTTACTGAATATGCTTGAGCCGTTACACTTTTTGAAGCATCATATAAAAAACCACCAGCTCCACCGCCGCCATTTGCGCTTCCACCACCACCAGCTACTACTAATGCTTTTACTGTTGCCATTTATTTATTTTAACTTATTTAATTCTTCTTGAACCCCTTCTGTTGCTTTTTTTAAGCATTGTAAAAAATCCTGCATATCTTCCTTTGTATCATTTCTTAATTGAAATTCTAAAGAAATATTCCCAAGAGAATATTTAAAACTTTTAGAAACTAGAAATTCTTCTTTCATTATTTTTTTATTAAACATATTCTTTTTCCTTCATGAACCACCAACAAGGAGTTTGATCATTTTTATCAGAAGTTTTTTTATACCAATCTATTATATTTAATTCTATATCATTTTTTTTGACAAACTCATTCACTGCATCAAGCACGCCAGTATTTCCACTAAAGTGAAACTTATGCATATCATGCCCTGATAAAATACCTCCAACCCTTACTTTTTTATACCATGCTTCTATATCTGCTTTAACATTCTTGTAATCATGAGCAGCATCTATAAATACAAAATCCAGAAAATCATCTTCTATTTCTTTTGCTGCTTCAACACTAACTTTTCGTATAATAGTAACATCAGAATAAGAACTTAATTCTTTTACTGCTATCGGATATGCTTTTCTACGATAATTTCCCTCATTCCAATCATCAACACAAAACAACTTTAAGTTTGGAATATTATCTAATAATATTTTAGAATAATGTCCTTCATATACTCCAATCTCAGCTCCTTTAGTGAAGCCAAGTTCTGCAAAATGTTTAGCAAGATCTATTCTACTTTCCATAATAAATTCTTAATTATTAATATAATTCCCTTGTAGGAAGTTTCTTTCCAATCTCTAATGGGTTCTTAAATCTTACAGAATGATTTAATTCCCTAGTTGCCAGTTCCTTTGCCATAGTTTCAGCTCCTCTAAAGAATTGTGCTTCAAATCTATCGGCTCTATCCCATACTTCATACTTTTCACAAGCTTTTCCTGCAGCATAAATAGCCATCAAGTCATGATAATCTTCAGGAATTACTGAAATATCTCCTGTATTCGCCAAAGCAGAAGGACGAGCTATGTAATAAATTTGTCCACCTTTTGTAACATCAGTAGTTGGTTTAGGTCTAATCCGCATATAATTATTAGTAATATCTATTATCGGATTAGATGTACCAACGCCCGATTCTTCATTTTGGGGATATTGAATATCTGAAGGATTATATCCAGTAGCAATAAAATAATCACTGTCGTCGCTTGGAGTAGAATAAGCTAATCTCAACTGTTTGAATTTAATCAAATCAGTAGGAAGTTGATATAGTCCAGAATTAGCAGCTAGATTAAAGGTTGTTTTTTGCTCTTCAAAAAAGTCCTCCGATATTCTTATAATACGCATGACCAACTTAAACTGAGCATCATTAACTAACTGATCAATTTCTGCATTTGTCAAAGTTGATGTATCAGTGATATTTGATTTAAAACGGGTCTGTTCCCGTAATTCTTTTAAGTTCATACGTTTATATTAAAGTGATAAAATAAATTCTTCCCATTCGTGAACATAATCTTTCATATTATGATTATTGATTACATCTCTATAAGCATCTTCACCTATCTTTTTTCTCATTTCTTCACTTTCTATCAATTCACTGATTCCAGCAACCCAGTCATCTGGAGTATCTGCTAAAATTCCAGTACGTCTATTTACGATAACATCTTTATAGTGATGAGCTGAATATACTCCTGGAATTTTATTGATTCCATATTCTAAATACTTGCAAGTTGACTTACAAGAATTAAAGAAATTCTTTTCAAGAGGAGCTATAGCTATATCAGCTTGAAGAGCCGCTAACTTATATGGGAAAATGTTTCCAGGAACTCCTAGAATGTTTTCACGATTGCCAGGAAGTCCTTCCCATAAATCATCTCCATAAATAAACTTTGCTTGTAAATCATCTGTTTTAATTCCACCATCACCAACATAAATGAATTTTACTTGTGGATACTTTTCTAAAACCTTTTTCATTATTGGTTTGAATGCTATCAAATCTCCTTTATGGCTCATTGACCCAGCCCAGAGCAAACGGATTTCATTTGACCTGTTTGGCTTGTGTTCTTTCAACCAATGAGGCAAATCACAGTAATTATCAAAGACAAAACTTTTCTTTGCCAGCCAGCCATATTTACGCTTAAGGATTTTGTTTGTAGTAATGAAACCATCACATCGTCTTAGTACTTGGATTATTTCTTTCCACCACTTTATTCTATTTTTAATTCCTTTCATTTCATCATAACTATAATGAGATTTAGGAACTATATGCGCTAAATCATCACATTCAAAAACAACTTTCTTTCCTAATTTTTTACACATCTTAACAATACCTACTGAATAAACCATTTCAAGAATTACAATGTCAGACCATTCAATATGCTGAGTCATTTCTTTATCATCACTGTCTTTTAGTATTACTTCATGTCCTTGTTCTTGCATATACTTTAACTCTGGTATTAATCTATAATATCTTGACCCCGAGCCATTATGGATGCAATAAATTTTTAGTTTTTTCTTTTCCTTTTTTTCCATTATTAACTTTTAGCAATTAAACCTATCACCGCCTGTAGCATTGAAACTAATTCCAAATTTCCCGATGTTTCATTAACTGAAACTCTTACCATATTACCATCTGTCTCTAAAATTACTTTTCGTAATTTTGACTGTTTTGGCTTTGGCATTTCAACTTCTGTTTTCTTTTTCTTAGTCGCTTTTGACATAAGCTTGTTTCCTTTCTATTTATTATTATTATTAATTAAAACTATTTTTGAGTTACGCATTCACTGCAAAATCCGAATTTTGCATCAGATTTAATATTTAAAATTATATTTGGATAACAACTTTCTAAATCATTCTTTACATTAGGAGAATGTCCAACATGTCCATGACTAATTACTTTGTCTAAATCTGGAAACGGTTCTTCCAAAGAATGATTATAAATAAATACTTTAGATCCTTCAGGAACTTCTCTTACATGATTTCTATCTATAGCAATAATATATCCTCTATCTCTTAACGCTGTTAAAGCATCGTACGAATACTGCCAATAAGGAGCACAAAATATCTTTTTATAATTCAGTCCAACTTTCTTAAATAAATTCTCAGACCCCTTCAATATTGTTATTGCTTTGTCATAATCACAATTCATTTCATTATGCGTATGAGCAAATCCGTGAAAACCTATTTCCAACCAGTCGTAACTGTTAATGACTTTTGCCCATTTCTTATATTTCTCAATCTTGAAATGTTTTTGATTCTCTGGAAGAAAGAACTCCTTCGGGAAAGGTATTGTAAAACAAGTTATTTTAAGGTCTGGAATAATTTCTTTCAACCTTAAGATATCATCCATCCCAGGCATAAGAAATCCAAAATCATGGACATCAAGATAATAACGTTTAGTTTTTTTATTTTCCATAAAATAGTTTAGTTAATACTTTTTCGCAGTACCTTGAAGTATCCTTAGGAGTTTCTTGTCCTTTGTGCCAATTATGGTAAAGGACTAATTGAGGAACTGACTTGCAAAGATAACCTTTGAAATAGAATTTGCCTATTAATAAAGTATCATCACCTCCATACTTCTTAATATGCTCATCCCATCCTCCGTATTTTACTAAAGCACTTCTTGGAATTGCTAATCCGTTTCCAGTCAAAGCATTATAAGGTTCATTTATAATTATAGCTTCATGTTGTGGTATGGACTGCTTAGCTATTCTCCAGTCAACATCAACTGCTCTTTCTCCATCCACTTGAACTTTAATACCGCACACTATAGTTTCTTCATTGATATGATTATTTAATATCTCAAGATAATTCGTCTCTGGAAATGAATCACCCATAATGAATACACAATAATCTCCTTTAGCTTCCTTAATTCCTATATTCATCATTCCACTTAAATGCTTCTTGAAAAAAGGTCTTTTATATCTTGCTTCAAACTGAAATTCTGGTTCTGCATGAAAGAATTCCTTAGTGCCATCATTTGATTTATCATCACAAAAAATAACTTCAAAATCTTTGAACGACTGATTATTTAAACTTTCAATCAGTCTTGGCAAATACTGCAGCTGATTATACATTCCAATTATTATACTAAATTTAGGATTTTCTTTAGACATAAATTATATTTTACCGATTGAAATTGCTCCTGTTAAAAGATGCTCTGACTTATATTTATTATGTGTATTCGGATTTATGAAACAACATCCTAATCCCATAACTTCACAAAGCAAACAAATATTCTGTGCCATAAACCCCGTATCCAGATAAGGCATAAAATCCTTTTCATATGGTGATTTGTAAGCTGTCATATCCGCATAGAACGCCAGCACAGTCCCTTTGTCACACCATCCGACTCCACCTACCAATAATGGAATTAAATCCTCTGGTGCTTCTTTTAGAGACACTCCACGCCGATTACAACTTGAAGGAGCTCTGTTAGCACTTTCTATGATTAACTTCAACTCATCGTCAACCACCTTTTCCCTGAAAACTCTTCTACTTCTTCTATTTGTTATAGTATTCAGCACTTCTGTAAATCCACTCATTACCTGCTCATTAAAAGGAGCATTGCTTCCGTCCTTTAACTGTTTCGTTTTTCTTTCCATATGATCTAAATACTTTATTTGAAATTTATCCATTGTCTTGATTTTATTTCTAACATATTATCTAAGAAACTTCCCAAGTCCAAAGTAATGACTTCATGTCCTTCTTTCCAAATCCTTTTCTGAATTACCTTTGAACAAATCCCAGTTCCCAATACTATAATGTCCACATCTTCAATCTTTTCAATTATTCTCGGATAGAATCTGTTAATTTCATAATATGACTGAGTTACAGGAGTTTCTATGAAACATTTTACATTTAATTTCTTGTTAATTTCTTCCAAATGCTTTCCACCGACCAACATTATCCTTTTTTCATTTATTTTTTCAATAAAGTTCTGGACAATTTCTGGTTCAACTATACTCAAATAATGCAGAGCAACTGAATCACAGTATTTATTCCTTTTTGAATTGTCTAAAATTGCTCCTATGTAATCACAGTTACTATTTCTGAATATTTCTCTTTCCTTTTTGTCTTCGTAAGGATAAACAATTCCTATCTTATAATCTGCATCTGTTATTTGGAATGCTTCCAATAATTCTTCTTGTAATTTAGGACAGTTTATATTATTTCCTGCGTAACCTTCCCATCCTTCCATCATCTGCAATTCACCATCTCCGAATCTGACATAAGCCATTCTTTTTTTAAACTTCTTTATTTCTAAAACTGTTTCTTTTGCTGACAAAACCTTAATCGGTGAAGTCAGTATTCTGTATAAATAACCTCCAGCTTTTTGTTCTTTACTTTGATAGTTCTTATCAATGAAACTCATTCCACCAAGATGATGAATATAAACTCCTTTAACATGTTTCATTTTATAGCCAGCCTGCTCAACTCTATAATTATATTCACTTTCATTCCCATAAGATGGAATTCTTTCATCAAACTTTCCGAGCTTTTTCCAAATGTCTTTCCTTAACAAATAACAGAATCCAGATGGCTGTGCTATTTCATTTACTATGTCTCCGTATTTTTCCCAAACATCCCTACCAATTTTCTTTATTGTATTACTGTCTGCAAATCTGTGATTGAATCTATCCTCTTCGTATTCAGTTAGTTTCTGATTGCTATGACAATGACAGGTAGAACAAGAAATTATAGCAGTATCATTATCAAAATGTTTCATCATTCTAGACAGCCAATCTTGAGTAACGATAGTGTCTGAATTTAACAAACAAATATATTCACAGTCAGAGTCATCAATAAGTTTATTCCAAAGTTCAGTTAATAGAATATCTGTTTTAAAATTATCAAAAATTGTCAGTTTGTATGGATGTTCAGTATACATTTTCACGCTTTCAGCACATTGATATTCCATATCTTTCTGCCCATACTTAACTACAATTATATCAACGACCGATTTTATTTCCATGCCCATATATCCATTTATTTTCTTGAATTAAATATTCTTCAATTTTATAATATCTTCCAACAACTTCTTTAATATCTGCCAAATCCACAAAATCATATTTATGAAATCCAGGAGAAATCTTCAAGGCATTAAGGGGAATTGAGAAAGCAAGTTCACCACCTTTCAGCTGAGACAAGAAAAAATCTGGGTTTTTTAAGTGTTCTATTGTTTCCATTGAAACGCAAATATCGTGTTCTGGTAAAAGGTCTTTCTCTAAATCTCTTTTTATAAATTGAACATTATCTTTAGGATACGGATATGACTTGGCATGTTCCAGTGCTTCATCATTGTTATCTACCGCTATGACTTTCTTCGCAACCAAGCTATAAAAGTAAGTTCCTAGTCCAGCTCCACAAGAAGCGTCTAAAACTATCTTATCCGAACAATAATGTAAGGCAAATAAATATCTCTGCATATTTACTGATATTTCATGTCTTCCGCTATCACAAGGAAGAAAGAATTCCCCAGTTTTAGATTCAATCATAAGTTTAGTAATTGGTTACAAATATCTTTAACATTATGGTGTTTCATGATTATTTCCCGATTCTTTGATCCTCCTTCTTCACTATACTTTGCCAGTATTTCTTTTTTAATAAATTCTTTATCATAAACTATTCTTTCTTTTCTTCCCGAGCAATTATGACTAATTACTTCATAATATCTTTCTCTGACAAATCCTTCAGCCAGAGGAATTCCATCTGGTTCTCTGTCGTTAAAAATTATCACTTCCTTGGCACAACTCATTGCTTCGTAACAGCCCCTAGCGGTAGAAAATACCATATCAGCCCAATTCATAAAGATTTCAATGTTCCATTCATTTTTAATCTGTAAATAATTCAGTCCTTCTTCATAACATACTTGCCTTAGAATATCTGTTGAAGCATAGCTAGAAACAAATAATACGTTTTTTATACTATGACTAGATTCTCTGTTAGAAGAAAATGTTTCTATATCTACTGGATTAAGAATTACTTTAGCATTTCTTTTATAATAATCTCTTACTTCTTCAGACACTGCTACCAAGATATAATCTTTTTCTGGTGGAACTTCAGAAGGAAGAGTCGTTCCGTGCGAAATAAATATCTTTTTCTTTGCCTTCACAAAAGGAACACAATCATTCTGACCAACAATAGCTAAATCAAATTCTTCCGACATTTCCTTTATATTCAATACTCTGGCAAACGGCTTTATCTTTTCTGTCATCAACCCATCTTCAAATGATGCCACTGATACTTCATGTTCTTTTGACAGCTCTTTTGCCACTGTATAAACCCATCTTCTCATCCCACTGTAATTATTTAGTTTGTTTGTCGTTAGGAGTATTTTCATTCTTGTGTATTTTTAAAGTTTTCTTAAAATAATCAGGATATTTCTTCAATTGTCCAGTAGAGCCATCCATGTGAACTACATTATATTCTTCCATATAGAATAAGCTAAATCCTTTTCCTTTCACTGCCATAGATAAGTAATAATCTTTGTTTCCTGGAAGGTCTTCTGGAAATTCAAATCCATTATACATTTCAAGGTAAGAAGCGAACACTATACCACCTAAATTAGGCACTACGCCCAGTATTTTGTCATTTATTGATACATACGGGCTCTGTCCGTCCATTCGTTGCCTTAATACGCCCCCTGGCGTTCCCTCTAAGCCCTCTACGGTAGGACTGAGTACTAAACCTTTATTCCTATCAAATAAGTCCACCATAGCGTCTAGCCAGCCGTCAGTAATTAACAAAGAATCGTTATCAACCTTGATTACGATATCATATTTCTTCAAATCTCTAATAGTATCAATCGCTTTCATCCAACCGCCAGCTACTCCTAGATTTTCCTTTAAGAATAATGGGAATACATTCTTTTCCTTTTTCGCTAACTCTTTCAACCATTCCACTGTTCCATCCGTTGAATGCTGGTCAATAATATGCCAATCAAAGTCATAACCAGCAGTTTTCTTCATTGCCTCATACATTTCTTTAGTATAGTCAAGCCGATCCATCGTTAAAGTAAAAATAGCCACTTTCAAAGGTTTCTTTTCTCCTATAATAGTTTTGTTTGCGTAAATCTTACAATCAGCTGGATTGAAGGTTGGAATGTAATTGCCATTTTCATCATACTTCAGCTTGTTCTTGCTGCTGATAGTTCCTTCATGCTGATATACTTCTGTTATTAAAACAGGAACATGGATAAAACGACAACCATTCTTATGTAATCTCATAAATAAGTTCCAATCTTTGAACTGTTTCAGTTCTTCATTAAATCCACCAACTTCAACCACCTTTTCCCTTTTGGCAAAAGCTACTGACATAGAAATATAATTTCTTTGTGCCAGCATCATAGGATTAAAATCCACTGACCATCCAGCTTCTTTCTTTTTCTTTCCTTCAATCCTAGTGATATAATCACCATATCCTACATCAGCTCCAGTGTGTTTCAAATAATTATACATAATAAAAAACGCCTCTTTCTTGCGATACATATCATCGTCATCAAGGAAACAAACATATTCACCAGTAGCACAACGGATACCAATATTCTTAGGTTGACCATCATGTCCGCAATTCTCTTTAGTTTTAACATACTTTACTCTTTCGTCCTTAAAACTTTTTACCACTTTTTCTGTATTATCGGTTGAACAATCATCAATAACAATAAGCTCAAAATCCTCAAGGGTTTGTCTAAGGACAGAATTGATTGCTTTCTTTAAAAGAGACGAGCGATTATAGGTAGAAATTATACAAGATATTTTAGGCATTTTTTCTTTTTAAAATAATAAAGAGATTTCATAAGGGGGACTTTGAGGTCGTCCCCTGAACCTGATAAATTGATTAAAAGAGTATTTATCACACTCCAAGCAGTCTAAGCTTTGGTAGCATTGCTTTCGAGCCTAATACCTTTTTGGTCACTAAGAACCTCAGAGGACATAACAAATCTATATCCATAAGTATTAAATGTACCTAACTCAGAAGCACGACCTGGTTCATTGATATGAATTTCTAATCCACCAAGTTCTGATTGACCTATAAAATCTTTACCAAAGATTAAAGTTCTATAAATATCAGTATTAGCAGAACCAGAATTTACCAAAACAGGAATAGTCGGAGCGATTGCGAAACGCACACCCCAAATCTTCCCAACTTCACCAGGAATATCGTACTTAACAGTGTCTCTATACTTCACAATATCTTGCCACTTAGAATCACTTTGAAGGTCATATGCAATGTCTGGATGAACCAAACCTACATAGAAACCATCAGCGAATCTAGGGACAGATGAAAGTTGAAGTAACCTAACGGCATTACGCACATCAGCGATTGTTGCAGTGTTAGCTTCAACAATACCACTTCTGTGTAATTTACCACCAGGGAAGATAACAGTTCCACCCGCTAATGCTTTCGCAAGCACAGCATCATCCAAGGTCTTAGCAGCGTCCATCGCCAAATCTTTCAAAATAGCTTCTTTAACACCATCCATAGAAGTATCCATGTATAATGTAGAGTTCTTTTGAAGATTTCCGTATTCTGTTAAAGTACCAGAAATACGAGTAGCGTTTGCAGAACGAGCAGTAGGATCAGCACCTTCACTAAGAGTACCACCAGCTGGGCTTCCTTTCGAAATCCCTACCCACCAAACAACTTTACCATTACCTTTAGGAACAATAGCTTTTCGGGTTAATCCTTTAAGAGCTAAAGTATCGTAAAGATTTTCAATAAAGAAATCATGCCAATATTGTTTGAGGGCTTTTGCGCCAGTGGTTGTAGTTCCAACAGCCATAAATTTCAGTTACGTGAATAAACATAGCACACTAGAGTTTCCCTTCATTCTTCATTAAGATAGCTTTTCTTTTAGCAAGAGGTAGCTTTCTAAATTCTGACAAGGTCATTCCAGCTGATGTCATTTCTGACATCGTGCCATCGCCTTTTTCAGGCTGCAACTTTTTCTGAGCTTGTTTTCCCTCGACCGATTCATCTCCTTCTCCAACGAATGGTTTGAAGTTTTCATTCCATAGGTCTTCGTAGGATTTGTCTGGGAAAGCTCGTCCAAGTCGCTTCAAGGAATCTTTATGAGCAGCTGCTTTTGGGTTTGACTCTAAATAATCGTCCACAGCCCCCTTCTCTTCTTGCAATAACACCTTTTGCTTAAGGTCGCCAATCTCTTTCTTAGTCCTGATAGAATCAAACTTTTCAGGGTCTTCTTCAGCGAACCTTTTTTCCATTTCAGCTTTTTCTGCTTCCAAAGTGGAGTAGCGTCCTTGCGATTTCTCTGCTTCACCTTGTAGGATTTTGTTTTCACTAGCAAGCCGTTGTGCTTCTGAAGTAGAAAAAGCAAACTTTTTCTTGTAGTCAATTTCAGGTGTTTCCTTTTCACCTGCCGTTCCTTTATTTGATTGCCCTTGATCATCAGCCGCTCCGTCTCCACCGTTGTCTTCAACGATAGTGATTTTGTCAGCCCCATCTTCAAGAGTGTCGCCTGAAGGAGTTTGGTTTTCTTCACTCATACTTAATATGTTACGCCAGTCCTTTTTGGTTAAAAAGGGTTAGGCAATTAATAAGCTAATATTCATGTTTAATATTCTAATTCTTCAATTGATTTAGAAGCAGCTCTTGCTTCATCAACATATCCTCTTAATTCATTTTCTATATCTTCTGTAAAATTTATAGCACCTCTGTTATATTCATGTTTCTTAACAGTCATTTCAGACTTAAACATCTTATCCATCATCTCTTGTTTTCTCTTTTCTTTAATCTCCAAGTAACATTTCCATCCACCAGATTTGAGCAATGATTCTATTTGCCTTCCTTTATCAACGACTTCTCTATATCCTTCTATTATTTTATCAACATCTTTTTCCATAATGTTATTCTTAAAAATTAAACTTTTTCAACTTCCTCTATAATCTCTACTTCCATTCTATCTGCTTCACCGTCTTCACTGGCATATAACGCTTTCACTTGAGTAACAGCTTTAGCTTTGGTCTTATGAGCAGCTACGACTCTTCCAGTATTTTGATTTGAGACAATGAACTTTTTCCCCTTTTCTGTTATTTCGTATGACATAAATTTATATTAACTTATAAAGTTGGAGGTTTATTTGCTCCTTCAACAATCTTGGAAGGCATTGATTCCTCTGTCCTTCCAGTCATCAGCTTAGCAGTAGCAGCTGGTCCAGTTGGGGCTTTCTTCGCTTCTTCCGTTTCAGAAACAGGAATATTTTCTTCTTGCTTTTCATCTTCATCAAAGAACCAATCAGCATCTGCAAATCCAGCTTCTTCCAGCCATTTCTTATAAATCTTTTGAGGAAGATGAGGATACATTCCCATAACGTTTGGGTCTGAACCAACAACACCTAAGAAATCAAGAAGTTGTTTTTGTCTTATAGCTTGATTCTGATTCGCTTTCCTATCAGCCACAACTCTAATCTCATATCTTCCTTTAATCGTCTTTCTATCAATTTCAGCAAAAGCAAGTTTCTCTTCGCTGTCTAAAATCTGAAGAGAAGATACTTTGCCTAAATGTTTGATATTCAATCCCATCAACATCTGACCAAGTTCTGACATACCTTCCTGAATGTTCTGATTTACGCTATCAAAGAGGTTGAAGACATTTTGTTGACCCATAACTGCTTCGGTCGCTGTATCAGCCCCAGGAACTCCTTTCATCAGATTTACAACCATAGACGCTTGCTGGAATTCATTATCTAAGAAGTTTATCATCTCAATGATTGATGCTTTAACATCGCTTACTTCTTCAGATTTTAAGTCAGTATTGATATCATCTACAGTAATTATACCACCAGGTTTTCGGATTAAGTCATTTGGATTGATTGAAGCTCCACGTTTCTTGATCCACTGCTTGTTATTTACCAGAGTTACATTATCAAAGAATTCATTGACAGCGTCATTAAACGCTTTCTGTATTTTAATAGTAGGTTCAATCGCTCCAATATCGTATGCCCTATTTGCCAGAATTGAATCTTTACATCTTATCTTAACGAATGGTTTATAATAATTATTGTCCTCATCCTTAAATGGGCTATTATTTCTTCTTAAAATTTCATAGCCATTTGAAGTTCTTCCTAAAGTTATAAGTTCTCCATCATTTGACCAGTATTCAAACAAAGTAACCTTTGGATTTGGATTATCAGCCATAGGAGTCACACTTCCCGATTCATCATAAGCTCCGAAATCAACACCATCATTACTCTTTTCTTCCTCTGTGTCCTTTTCTCCTTCAATCAATGCTTTAGCAACATCCTTGCGGTCATACTTATCATCAGCTTCAACATCATCCTTGAACTTTATAATCTTATGAATTATTGGTGAATCCTGAATGCTTGATGTGAAGTAGTCAAAATAAACATCTGTAAGATTCACAATTGTCATCCACGGAGAATTTTTATCATAATCCCAACCTACCTTCATTAAACCATTTCCGAATAATATATCTTGTTTTATCCATCTAACTACTTTTCTTCTTCCCTGTAAAACTTTACGCCATTGGTATTCTAAGAGCTTTTCACCTATTCTTGCTCTTTGCACATCTTTGCCATCTTCTGGTCTTGCGGTAATTGTCTGATTGGAACCAGCAAAGTATGCCGACAAAGATTCAACGGCTTCATGGGTTTTAGGAATAAATAAATTCGCTAAATATGGATTACTAGCTTTATCTAAATGAGCGTTATAATTCTTATAGCACTCCAGCCACTTTTGTCGTCTGTTTTGAGAACTCTTTTCAAAGAAATCCTTTTGTGAAATGATTTTCTTTGAAAGCCCTCCGTCAGGTAGTGTCCTTGTGTTCATAAACTTAAATTAAAATTTTTATTAAACTGCTAGATGTTCATGGAAGCCATACCCAATAGCTATATCTATAGCTCCTCCTGATGTATTGGTAACTTTGACTATGTAATTTTTGTTATGGTCAAACCACCAGTATGCTCCTGATAATTCTCCTCCAACGGCTGAAAACTTTCCAGCTGCACCAAGAAGAGCACATTCCAATTCTGTCCCATCAGCACCAATAGTCGGATCTCTGAAAAAGGTTGCATCTGGACTTGCATCAGTTTCACGATTTAAGCAATAAGGAGTTACAGCAGTTCCATCACCTGTTATAGTTGGAGTTTCATAAAGAAAAAGGTTTGCTTTTCCTGAAGTCATTATTCCTATGTTTCCATGAGGAGTTTTATCTCCTGCTTTTATAAGAAAATAAACAGAATTAGTATCAGCAATATCTGCCCAACAATAATTAGCATAAAACTCTTTAGATTCTTTGATTCTGTAATGAACAGCCCGTACTGAGGTGATACCACCACTGTCCCAAATATACAACTCATTCGTTCCATCTGTTATTTTAGTTTTTTGGCTTCCGTCTATTTGGTTTGAAGCTAGTGCTACTTGAACAATATTCCCATGAATATCTACAACAAATACTGGTAATTGTCTGTCTGTGTCTGGCATAGTTTCAAATTATTCTTCTAAATAAGTTATAGCAAAGTTCACTTCCGTATTGACTGCTTTTGGCTTTACTCTAAAAATCAAAGCGTTCCCTGGTTTCAACACATAGTTATCTTCATTCTCAACGACATTCATTGGCTCGTCAACAAGAACTTCCTTCACAGTTTCTAATTCCCCTTCAACATATGGATGACCATACATTTTGGCACCAGAATGAACTCTTTTGTTTATTACATTACTCTTGATTAATTCTGACAAGTCATTCTCTTTGTATCCATCAAAAGAATCAGGTGCAGAAACAAGAAATAACTGAACAGGATATGTCGTGTCAACATAAATCTTCTCAATAAAAATATCGCTTTCATTCTCTTCTGGATTAACGAACGCTAAGCAATCGTATTTTTCTATATCCAGAATAGTTGATTTGTGGTGAAATGTGAACATATTTTTAAAATTAAACGTTTATAATCCCATCGTCAGAATCCTCATAATTAAATCGTATAGTTTCAACTCCTTCATCGTCTTTGCGTAATTCTCCTCTAGGCATTTCTTTCCTTATCTGAGGAACTGGCATCCTGTGTTTTAGTTCCCAGACAGCTAGTGCAGCTGACATTATACAATCATCATGCACTCCATTTGGAACTTGAACTCTGACCTTTCCACTCTTCAACATCTCATACTGCATACTTCTCATCTCATCAAGGAAAATTGGTTCATTCGGTATCATTACTTGCTTATTCTCAATCATTATAGCCAAGTTCTTGAGCAATGGTTCCCTACTAGCTACTGTGAAATTAAACGGATGAACATTTATCCCATCCTTTCGGTGCAAGTCATCGTAAATAGGATTACCAAGTCCTGTATTATCCATCAAAAGTAAATGCTGTTTATATTTTTTTGTATATGCTTCAATCTTTTGTTTTTGAAATACCCAATCAGTTTGATTAAATCTATCCTGTTTCCCTATTTTGAAAGAATGTCTATCACAAGGAGTAAGCACTGTCCAATCATTCATCTTGCCAAGATCAAGCCCTATTTGATAATATCTGTCATCATTAGGAACTAAATTGCCATCCCAAAGGACTTTATCTAATCCGTTGAAGAATTGTCCAGCACCTTCAAGAAATTCACAATAGTATTCTTGTTGGAAGAATGCTTCAGTCGTTGTCTTTTTTGCTTCTTCTAATTCTGCGTCATCTATAACGTCAGTATCTTCTACAGTTTTTATAGAACTCCACCACTCTGGATTTCCTTTCGCTTGCTGTATAAGTTTCCAAGAATGATTTCTACCCTTAGGAGTAAAAATAAATGTTGCCGTTCCTTTATTTGCCCTAAGCACTGGCTGAACGATTGCTGTCCAAATATCTTCATGCATTTCAGAATACTCATCAAATACCACATCAATAGCATCAATTCCCCTATGGCTATCAAGATTCTCTGCTCCGACAAAACGCTGGATACTTCCATTCTTCCAATAAATAGCAAGGTTGCCTTCACTTTCATTCATTTTCTTTACTAACTGTAAAGGAACATGCTTTTTAACTAAGCCATCCCAAATTACTCTTTTCGCTGAAGTATAAGTCGGTAAGAAATAATAATAGATATTAGGATTAGTGACTGCTTTCTTTATCTGCTCATTTAGAGCCATTGAGGATTTCCCCGCCCGTCTGTGAAACACCGCTATCTTGAATCGGGCTTTGCTCTTCAAGAACTCCAGCTGATGCTTTCTCGGCTTGAACTGGTATGGTATTGTTATCTCCGTCATTCTTATAATTTACGACATTTACTAAAATTTGTTCTCCTTTTGAAGTAAGGTCAAGTTTCTCTGTTGGCTTTCCTACAATTCTATTTAAAATATCCGTCAAAGCCCTAACATCTCCTTCTTTTGATTTTTTCATTAACGCTTCAATAATCGGCTTTTTATTTTTATTTACTTCTGAAATAAATAACTTTTCAAACGCTTGTTTCCTTTTTGTTTCCAACGAAATAGCCCCCTTAGGTCTTCCAGCTCCAGGTTTTGTTCCTCCTCTGTTATCTTTTTCTCCGTCTAATCTAGTTGCCATAATAAATTAATAATCTAATAATCTAATTCACTAATTTCCTAAAAAATAGGGAAAAGCATTAGCTAGCTATTCTTGCTTGAAACTAATGCTTCTCCGAATCCTTCTTTGAAATACTTGCCAAGCGTTGCTTGAACTGTTTTCTTCTCGTGGACATTCCATGTCCTTATCTTTCCGTCTATCAATTTCAGCATTTTGTATATCCTCCTTATTATAACCTATTTTTAATCTTTTCCCAAATTTCAAATACTGGAACTTTGATACTTTTATAATATAATTTGAGAAGTGTTATTATTTCCATAACTAAAAACTATTTCTATTTTTTTCTATCCACTTTTTTTTTGCTTTTTCAATATCTTCATATTCACTATTTATTAACTTCATTACTTTATCTGGAAATTTAATTCCTAACAAAGAAAGGTTTTCAATGTGGCTGGAAATTTCACGGAAGATAAATAAAGTTAAAGTGTAATAAAAAAGAAAGGCTGCTTCTGGAATTATTCTCATAATAACTGTTAAAAGAATAATAGCCACCATATAGCCAATCATACGGGGAATACAAGCCCCCATTCTATGAGAACTAAATCGCCTCATTTTTATCGCTAGCGCAATTCCAAGAAGTATATCTACACCCAACACAATAAAAAGCAGTTGAACCGCCTGAAAATCTTGAGCAGTATAAGTGAATAATCCTGCTGGAATTACTAGTACAAATAACTTTAACGCATTTGCTTTCACAAACGGTAATAAACTTTCTAACATATTCTTGTTATAAAAAAACAAATAAAGATTTTCATATTCCCCTGACAGGGGCGGTCAAAGAGCTGACCGCCCCCTTTCCTACTTTCATCTATCTATAAAATATGTAATCTTCATTTGTTGTCTTCATTATACTTCTAGTCCCTTTTACTGTCAAACCTTCCCCCCAGGTTGTCATCTGGTTGCCAGAAATCGGTCAAATCAAAATAATTAGTCACAACCCACCCAAATAGAGTCTTAACCCACAAGAACAAATCTTGAAA